TTTAGTGCCTCTGCCTTTCCCTGATCTAAACAATGCATACTCTGGTGTATATGATGCAAACGCACCCTTGTAACCTACACCTTTGGCAGTCCTATCCTGTATGACATTTACGCCTTCCTGCGCGGTAATCAGCAATGCCCGTTTAACGCTGGCAGATAGCTCCTTGCCTTTCTTGCCTACTCTCTTGGCAATCTCTTTAGCGTTAGTTTGTAGGCGTATATCCATTATCTAATTAACCGACCAGAGTTTACTGATTGCTTTTCATCATCGTCGATAGTGCTATTACCGTCGTCATCGTACTCAACACCATCTCTCAGGATAGCGTCAAACTCTTCACCATAACGGGCTTTGTAAAAGTCCATCATGTTTTGGAATCTATCATCTTCTACCCAGTTAGTCAGTTGCGGCAAAGCATACCTTGCCAAAACTAAATAAGCAGAACATCGGGTAAACTGTGAATCAGTAAGTTTGGAGTTCTCCATCTCACCCGCTATACCTTTCTTAGGCCACCACTTGATCCGCAACTCGCGCTCAATATCTGCTTGCGATTTTGCATGATCGTCAGCAAATGATGTGATACCTAAAGAGAGAATATCAGGGATTAAATCAACTAAGTCTGAATCTTGAGAGAATGCCATTACCATTTCACCTTGTCTGCCCAGTATGCCGCTGATGCTGTTTTATCTTTACGGCCTCTTGCTATGTCTTTTGCAAACCTTGCCTTGAACGCTCTACGCTTGGCCTTATCTGCTTCGCTTTCGTTTTTACGGGGAGGCTTGTTGTCTGCTCCCTGCTGACCGAATCGAATCAAGCGAACCTTGTCACCCTCTTTAGCCAATACTGCATGGCTCTTCTCTGGGTGATTCCTAGTGCGCTTTGGCTTGTTATAGCCTTCGAATCTTTCGCCACGATACGTTATTGCCATAGTTACCTCAAAAGATAGCCCCCTCCGAAAAGGGGGCATCCATAGTCTTACAGTGCGGCATCCGAAAGGATTTCAACACCGAACGAGTCATCCAACTCGCCAACACCATAAATGGCAGTAGCGTTAAGCTCAAAGGCACGATTAGAAGCATCGCGCTGTGGCTCAATTTGGAAGTCGCGCTTCATGGCGATAGCAAGTGCTTCTGGAGCGAACACCGCGCCTTTAGCATCGTCATTACCATCGATAGAAACATTAGCAGACTCATATACATTGATACCAGCGATAGTACCAACATAACCGTTACGCATTGCTTCATTCTGCAAGTCGCCACCATTTGGATTAGCAAAGGTGTTAGTTAGGTTAGCTTTCAACTGGTACGCCTGATATGGGTGTACTACAGCATTGATTACGCCAGTAACTTTGTTAGCGCGTAGAGTTGCGGCCGCCTTGAATAGGTCAGCTACAGTGATCTCTGCACCAGCAGAACCGATAGAGCCAGAGAATCCGTCAAACAAAGCAATCAGGTCAGTATCCATCTTAGTAGCGATAGCGTTACCAAGTACAGTGCCTAATTCTTCAGCAGGATTGCCAGCACCCATAGCGGCTAGATCAGTCAACAACACCTGTGCGCCTACTTCGCCAACAGTTACAGAAACTGAGCTAGTAGATACAGTGGTTGAAGTCATGTCTGTGCCTTCGGTCAAATCAGCGGCCGCTATTGCAGGGTACTTAGGAACCTGAATAGTTTTGCCAGCTTGTGCACCGATGTTGTACTGAGTAACTAGACCCAGCATTAAAGACTGCTCTTCAGCAGTGAAACGAGCCTGAGCGATAATATTCGCAAATAGATCGTCAAGAGTAGTTGAAGTTGTTGCGGCCATTTTAAAAGTCCTCTAAATAAAAATAAAATTGTGGTTTGGTGGTTACGCTTTTTTCATAGCGGCAAATGCTTCTCTGCCACCATCACTCCAGTTTGCAACCATATCTGCCACAGATTGAGGCTTCTGTGTCGAGCCACCAGCGTTACCCATCGAGCCAGTGCCACCTTGTGAGGCTTTGACCATATGCGGGTTTGCTGTCAAGAATTCAGCTACCATCTCATTGACTGATAGCAGATCACCGCTGTCATTGTATCGCGGTGTGCCGTTATCGTCTAGCACCTCTACATTGCCGTCATCTGACAGGCGAGTATTGGTTTTAAGCAACTGAGAAACTTGATTCGGATTAACAGCGTTATTGTTAGATGCCGCACCCAGAATCGCTCCGTCTACTAGCGTCTGTTGCAACTTCGTTTTATAACTCTGTATCTCCATGTCTTTTTTCTCAACCGTTTTCTTCAGGATTGAGTCAAACTCTCCGCGCTCTTTTTGTCGCTCCAGTTCTGCGGCTTCTCTTTGTGCCAGCAGTTCTTTTGCTTCATCCAGATCAACGCCAGATAGTTTCTTGTCGAACTTTCGTTGCTCTCTTGCAACACGATCCGCAACAATGCGGTCCAGTTCATCCTGAGTAAAGGTTTTAGTTTCCTGACTTTCTACTGCCGCAGTTTCAGTCTCTGCTTCTGTTTCCATGATTTCATCGCTCATGTTACGAACCTCTTAAAGAGTATTGGTGAATCCGTAGTGTATCACAAATGGTTATTTTTTAACCATCTTCTTCTTTTTCTTCTTTTTGGGTCTGCCGACCTTTGAACCGTATGTACCTTTACCTTGTGGCATGATTAATCCTCTAGTACTGGTCTAAAATGATGGCGACAGTTATAGCCGCCCCTTACAATAAACGGATCGCCAGCGGCCTTGCCTTTCCAACTACCCGCCCATGTCTCTTCGATCTCTTCAGTGGTAAACACCTGATTAACGTGTTCCCTACAAAACGGCCTCGTATCCCTAACCGTTGTGCCGTAATACTTCCACTTGGTTGCGCCTGACTCTTTACCGATAGCAGTGTTAATAGAGGCATCGAACTGCATCAAGCTATCCTGCGCCATCTGGGTAGAATAACGTCTAAGGTTGTTACCAACCCTATCCCTAGCATATAAGGTATGTAGCTTCTCAACTGCGGCCGCACTCTCTGCCGCTGTACCTGTTCTTGCTATATCAACTAACCGCTGTGCCTCTAAGTCATCAGATTGAATGTATACGCCATTTACCGCATGGCGAATAGTCTTTACCGAATCTGCGAACGCTCTGCCCGTAAGGGTGTTCTGATAAACCTCAGTCGCTATGACATCAAGGTACTCATTAGCAATCGCCTCGAATCCTTGGAAGGATAACCGCTGTAGTTGGCTAATGACCGCAGGGCTTGCTTTGGTAAAGTCTCCGTATGTCTTTAGCATTACAGCCGCTTCAGCCGCTACGCCATTGTAGTCCCTTATCATCGCATCAACAGTCGCTAGGTACGTTTCATCAATCGCCAACCTGATCTCGTTACGCGCAGATATAGCCCATTCTAAATCGAACAGATTACCATCCTGTAGAGGCGCAGTTGCCATAAGATCAGCAACCCTTTCCTCTAACGTCACTAGAGCCGCCTGTAACCTTTCTTGATGGCTATCGGCTAACTGCTCCAGCACTTCCGAATAGGCTGTATCCGCTGGCATTACTCAGCAACATCCTGCTCTGCAAACTGACCTAATACTTGCGACCCGCTTTCAATCTCAACGTGCGACTTAGCCAGTGCCTCATCATCTAACACTAGATCGCTNATCTTCTTATCTATCTCNTGCATCAGGGTGACTGACTTAACGCCNGTNGNTCNCATCTGCTGTAGGAACAATAGTTCTTTATCGTAATCACGNAGATCAAATGCATCAGGGTAGAATATTTCAACGTCTGGGGTTATGTCTTGCCANTCNCAGAACAACTGCCACAACTGCTCTTCTGCCAGTTCTAAGATGTCTGCCTTCTCAGATAGTTTCGCGTTTAACATCTGAAACTCTGTCTGCATCGCCACGCCTGATTGGGTCATTGCCTCAGTGCCGCGAACTGCTCCCATATGTGCCATGCGGTTGATCGACTCGACCTTATCCTTTATCGAGTTGCGAACAGCATCAAGGTTCTGACCGCTAGGCTGTATCTGATAGGGCTTTAAACTTGCATCCATATCGTCAGGCATATTGATAATAGCACCCGCCCCTGCACTAGCATCGGTCTGGTATGACTTCACTAAGGTGGGGTGATTACTGATTCGGATTAATTGTTCAATCTCTGATAGCTCCTGATAGATCGCTCTCTGCATATAGGCCGCATCTGATATATCTGATATACCGATACCGCGAACAACTGATCTCTGGGCAGGAAGGAATACAGCAGGTATCTTGCCTAATACATTATCTTCTTGCTCAACCATGCGCTCGTTGTCATTGACCGAATGCCATAGCTGTACGCTGTCTTTAGTCCAGACCCGATACCAAGTATCTGTTTGCGTATCAGTCACCCTGTCGATTGCTTCCCTAATCTTTAGGTAGACAAGTTCAAATCTACCACTGGCCGTTCTTTCGTACTTCCAATCGAATACGTTCTCAGGGGTAAACATCGTCACATAAGGGCGAATATCTTGCTGTAGTTCTTCTGCCTTTGTTCCTGCTGTTGACTTAGGCTTATCCATCATCAACCAGACATGGCCGTAAACGCTAGACCAAACCTGCGCCTGTCGCATAAACGCATTAAAGCTACGCCCGTCTAAATCAGCATCCTTGAGAAATGGCTCAAGTGCTACATTCCCAGCGGCTGAGTTATACGCCCTAGTCGGGGGTACTCGCCATAGGAAACTGGAGTAAATGTGAACAATGTTTTTACAATGATTATCTAAGGGAGTTAGATCGAGTCGTCGGTTGTACTCATCTTTATCTTCTGAAATGTAGCGTGTCAGGTACGCTCCATCTATGTAATCTTCACCGCCCATATAAGAGCGCAAATAAAACTCCCAGCGAGACTGATTGTTGTCGTATTCTGGGTGTGTTGTTTCAATCGTTTTCATCAAGTCCACCTAGTAGGTTGTGGTGTGTCGTATTCAGTGCGAACGGGGAACAAGTATTCAACCAAGTAACCAAGGGCATCATTCATATGATCGAACCCATCTTTATTTGGTTGGCTTGTGCCTTCCTTGTACGTCTGCCGTTCTAATGACTTAATCGTCTGCTTGCATTTCGGGCTGATATACAAATGCCGCTCACCATCGCTCGACAGTAAACGACTATTTACAGCATTGATCCGATCCCTGACCAGTGCGTGATTCTTTTTCGCCTTAACGCTGTATCCTGCGTTTTGTAAGATCGACAAATCTGTGCGACCACCAGCAGATGTTTTCCGCTGTCTTGATGCTGGGTCTGGATAAACAATTATATTGCGAGTCGGATAACGCTCATCAATCTCCGCAACCATCTCGTCGGTATTTGATCCATACATGACTATCTCGTCAACGGCATACAGCGTCCCGCCTTTACGAATACAGATAACGGCAGACATGGGATCAAGGTTAAAATCCATACCAATATGCAGTGTACCATTATCATCGTCTAACGCCAATACAGACTCTTCACGACTGAACGAGTAATAAATCAATCCAGAGTAAGTGACAAACTCCGCGCAGTATTCCTGATTGAATGTTCTCTCATCTAAATCCTGCTTGGCTTGCTCTATTTCTTCTTCAGGTACGTTGCCGCCCTCGATGGTGGTGTATTGGAATGACTCCCAATCTGCCGCCTTATCAATCCCTTTCGCCCAGAGATCGTAAAAGTGATTACGGCCTTTAGGCGTACCGATAAACATTGCACCCCCTTGCCGATCAGATAGGGATGCTCTTAATACTTCATACCATGCCTCTGGCCGCATATCAGCGAATTCATCTAGCACGACATAATCTAATGCACGACCACGTAAGTTGTTTGGCTTCTCTGCTCCCTTTAGGGCAATCACCGATCCATTGATTAGCTTGATCGTCAGGGCTGTTTCGTTGGTCTTTTGGATGTACTCTTCTGGAATAGTCTCAATCAGCATATTCCAGCAAATCTCTTTTGCCGCCCCGTAGGTAGGGGCAACATACCAGACGTTACGATTGTTTCCAGATATAGCCGCCCTCAATAATGCGCCAGTGGCTAAAAACGTCTTGCCGAATCTACGCCCTGCAACAACAGAAACAAACCTAGCCTCACTTAAAAAGATTTCACTCTGCGGCTTTGTTAATTGCATCTTTATCCACAAGGATTTGTATTGGTGGAATCTCTTTTACTGGTTCAACATATTGATCGCCCCATGATTCCCTATCCCTAGTCTTGAGATAAAAGATCATGCAGGTATTGTCACCATCAACCGCCTTCTCGAATAGTTTATTCGTTACCTGATTGATGCCTTCACTGCGACCCCTTTTTATAGCCTCAAGAAACTCTGGATATTCTTTCTGTCGCTCATATACGGTTGCATCGGACACCCCCAAGCAATCGGCTATCTGCTTAACTGTAAGCCCTCTAGAGGCCATCTCTCGCGCCTTACGGCAGGCTAGCTCATCAGGTATCCACTTTGGTCTGCCAGCGGTCATACTTCTGTCCCAAATAGTTCATCTGCAACCATCACTGGTTCTTCTGGCTTTTGTTGCTCGACAATATCTTCCACGGCCTCATCTACAGACTGCGACCAATCCGCTAAAGCCTCGCGTATTGTGTGGCGTTGTACGTCTGTTTCTATAAGTGAGTCCATGATGGCATCGAACTGAGCCAGATGATCTTCTAGCTCAAAAAATAGGCATTCATCTATCCGATTTGATACTTTGATTGAGTCCATAACATACCCCTAACGTAGATGGATAGGGGCATTGTATACGGTTTTAAACGATTATGTAAATTATCTTAGATCGTCTGCGGCTACTGCGGTAAGGGA